AACTTTTCCTTAGACCCTGTTAACATTTCTTGACTTTTAGTTAGGTCATGAACATCATTTTCAAATGCTTCATTCTCAGAAACATAATCATCACACTCCGAAAATAGATTAGTTATTTTTTGTTTATTGTCTTCTATTCTTCCCTTTCCTTGCTGTTCTATCTCTTCGATAAAATTACTTTGCATCTTAACTTTATCATTGAGGGAATCCTTTTTGAGTTCTAGGGTTCTATTTTCCTCTCGCATCTGACGTATCTTATCTTTGATAAGACTATTCATTGATGAGAATATTTTTATATCTAAAAGATCCTCAATTACTTCTCTACGATTAGTAGCAGTCAATTGCATAAAGGGAACAAATGTACTACTTCCTAAGATAACAATTTGAGTGAAAGACTTATAATTCATCTTCAGAACATTTTGCTCTAACCACTTCTGCTGGTCATTAGCATTAGCAAATTGATCAAGACAATTTCCATTCCTATGAATTTCAAATATATTTGGTTTTATTCCTCTTCTTACCTTCCACTCAGTTTCGTTAATCGTAAACTCAACTTCAACCAAAGAATCTCTTTCGTTAGCAGTATTAATTAATTGTGCCTTATTAATCTTACGGAATGGTTTACCAAATAAACTAAAGGTCAAAGCATCCAATACAGTACTCTTACCTGCACCATTATTTCCAACAATTAATGTTGTAGCATGTGAATTAAAACTGATTTCAGTAAAGTGATTTCCTGTAGAGAGGAAGTTTTTCCATCTTATAGTTTCAAATAATATCATTATCAGATTTGGGTGGGGGAATTACAATGTCGTTTTTGGTGATGATAGCATACTCATAACCGTGTATTTCGCAGGTGGAGAGCATAACTTTATCATCCACTTCGATAATACTCATATCGGGATGGTCATCCTCTTCCTCCATCATCATAACATATCGCATTGCATCATCTTCTTCTTCAAAGATATACAGAACCTTATCACCCTGATCATCAATAACAGAATAGGCTCCTTCACTTTCTTTACCAATCACAGTTAGAATATACATTAGACTAACTCACATGCTTCTTGATAAATGTCTTGAATCATTTTCTGCACTCTTGACTTATCAAGATTAACTTCAGATTCCTCAATATACCTATTAAGTATAGAAAGTGTGTCCTCAGACTCAAATGCTTCAAACTCTTCAACTTCATGTATGCCAAAGTTTTCTACAACTTTAAGTTCTGCTATATTAGCATTATACAACTTATCAATAAATTTTTCAAACTTTAATTGATCTGTTCTTGTCTTTACTACAACCTTAACTATCTTATTTTCCAACTCTCTTGCATCAAATAACTGATAATCAGTATCAGTATAATATACGATATGATGCATCCTGTATGGATTATTAACAGGGGTATGTTCTAAGGTTTCCGTATCGAATATATGAAATCCACGATTGACATCATTTACATCATTCCAGAACATCTCATAAGGATTACCAAGATAATAAACATTCTCTTGATTTGAACGACAATGATAGTGTCCAGAATAAGTCTTCTTAAATTTCTTAAATATATCCCACTTCATTCCATGTTCCATCATATGACCTGGTGTTGCTCTGAATCCATTCAACTCAAGATGTCCCATACAAATAGGAGCACTTGACTTATTAATCATTGCTACACTCTTTTCTTCATTCTCCTTGTTTATCCAAGGTACAAGAAGAACATTACAACCCCCTACTTCTATAGATGTTACTTCAGAATATACTTCAATATTATCATACTCTCTCAACAATAAATCTACTGCATTAACATCATTTGTATTCTTATAATATGCTGTATGATTACCAACAATGGTATGGACAGTGATGCCCATATCTCTTAGTCTATCAAAATAATGATCCTTTGCCCAAGTCAATGCAGCAAAATCAATACTCTTACGGATATCGAAGGTATCTCCCATATCAATAACAGTAGTAATACCTTCCTTCTCTAAGGTAGGAAAGAATACATCATTATAAAACTTCAGAAAATAATCATGGAAAAGTTTCGAGTTTTTCCTTGCTCCGAAGTGTTGATCAGTTATTATCGCAACTTTCATTAATTACGAAGTTTAGCGTGAACAGCATCTTTGATTTGATTATAGTTTGAATAGTTAGTTCCGTCAATAGTATTGCTATCATCAAACACTTCTTGATAACCAGACTTCTCAAGAATCTTGTTTTTAATTTCTAATTGGCGTTTCTCTCTTTGTATTCTACGGAGAAATGCATAATGTATAATCTGAGTAAAATAAGCAAAAGGATTCTTGGATTTCTCAGGATCAAAGTTATGTATGTACTGAACGCAATTTTCGATTCCATCAGAGATCATATCCTCCTTAAACATATAATTAACAAAGTTTGGTTTGAATGATAAATGATTTGCAATCTTTAAGAAACACTCACCTATGTACCGTGGTATCACTGGTTTAGTATCCCAAGAAGATGCTCTACCTTCTTTATTTGGAGGTTCACCAAACTTCCTAATGTAAGTAATTTCTATATCTTCACGATATGTAATTAATGCCGCAAGAAACTCTTTGTTATTTACATAGTGTTCAGATCTTTTTCTTCTTGCCATAGTTTTACCTGGTTGTATAGGCATAAATCTTTACCACTACTATGTAGATAGTATAACATTTAAATCAAGACTTGACAAGTTATAAAAACCAAGTAGAATACCTTTGTGGGGTTTGAAGGGATATCTTATATACTAAGTCTTTTTAGGACTATTCTTAAATATTTTCTCTAAGATTTCTTTTGCATCAGTTACACTAGATATGTAACCCATTCTTCTATTAATCTTATTAGAATTATGTGTGCCGAGGTCGTTGTCGTGAACATATTGTTGATGCATTACCATCATTTCTACATCAAATGATTCTGATAGAGTAATTACATCATCTAAATTTATTATAAACATATCATCTTTAGTTGTTTTCAACCAAGGTTCTATTTTATATGCAGTCATTCCTGATCTTGATTTGAGTTCAACAATCATTACAGGATTATGAATAACCAGCATTGTTCTATCTTCTTCTTCCGAAGCGGCAACTCGTGCGAATACTTCTTCACCCGATTTGAACTTTATAGTTGCATAAAAGTCTTCTTCCATATTATTTCTTTAAATTGATTGCTATGATTTCATAATTAAAATTTTCTTCATTGTATATTTTAATTCTTTCTATAAAGTGATTGAGAGTATAATTCCTTTTAGAATTTTTAGTGCAATCATCTGCTATATCATACAGAGTTGCTTTTACTTTATCCTTACCTTTTCTTAAGACCCTGCCGATGGACTGGAGATTCCTAATCCTGGATTTGGAGGGACTGGCGAAGATGATATTGTGCAACCGCTTAATGTTAATCCCAGTACTAAAAGTACCATAACTCGCAATGATGATTGCATTTGATTCTTCCTCGGTAATTTCTCTAACAAGTTCTCTCTCACTAGTTTCTACACCACCATGAATAAAGAATACTTTACGGTCATCTTTCTTATTATTATTTATTAAATCGTAAAGGACTTGACCGTGTGCTTCTACTCGTGCAAACAGTACAAGAGTGTTACCTTTTAGATCTAATGTTAAATTTTTAATAAAGTTATTTCTCTTCTCATGAGTGATAAGATATTCTATTTCATCATTATATGTTTCAAAAAGTTTTGGTAAATGTTTTAAGACAAGACATTGTATATCTAATTGAGAAAGATGTCCTTGCTGCATTAACTCATCAGTTCTTGTTACTTTATATGCTGGTCCAAACAATCCTTCTAGTACCCACTTATGAGTCTGAGTTCCATCAAGGGTTCCTGTGAATCCAAATCTATACTTAGTATGGTGAAGTTTAGTCATTATAGATACTAAGGACTTCGACTTAAAGAGATGTGCTTCATCTCCTATAACTACATTGTATTCCTCAAAGAAGGATCTTTCTAATTTATATACAGATTGCCAGGTAGTAATAGTAACAGGATAATCATTACTCTTTTCTCTTCCAGCATATATCAGGTGGCAAAATGACTCAGCATCCCAACCATAATCAGAAAAGTCTTTATACATCTGCTCTACTAGCGATGTCGTTGGAACAACTAAAAGGATTTTTTGTCCTTTCTCTACATAATACCTTACAAGAGCGTAAATCATTAAAGATTTGCCTGAAGCAGTGGGTGATATCAATAGCTTTCTATTATGCCTTAAAGCATCGTATACTCCCTCAATTTGGTATTTGCGAGGAGAGTGATTACAAATAGAACTCATATAATCTTTCACACCATCATATGATATTCCCTCATTTACTTCAAAGGGAGCACCATAGTAATCATTATCTTCAAACTTATAGGTATAGTCGTGTCTTTCGCAAAAAGAAACAATCTTATCTAATAACCCTACATATATCTTCTTTGATCTCATATCGAATAGATGGATTTCTCCATTCCAATTCCTATTGCGATATTGGGGCATAAACTTTGCACCTTCAACCTCGAAGGTAAAGTAATCCCTTAACTCATATTGTATATGAGGTTCTGAATCAATTTTTAAAAATACTTCGTTAGACTTGGATATAACGACGTTAGCTGATGTATCAATCACCTAGTCCATGCGTCTAGGACTATTTATGAAGTTATGTCAAGCTTTATCGTAGGTAAATATAAAATCTAAATTACCAGATATTGATATTCTTTTTTCATCACATTCATAAAAAGGATGCACACCATGCCGTAATTTTGCAGGAAACAATAGCATAGTGCCTTCATATTTTGAAGACACTTGATATATTGTAGATGTTTGTTGTCCCAATAGATTTATATAATCAAAATAAAAACAACCTGGTACTTTATGACCATCATCCATACCGTTTAAAAATTTTATTTTCTTTTGTTCATCGCAATTATAAGGAATTTTCATCCATATAACAAATGAAAATGCTCCACCATGATCATGTACGGGATTAAACTCGTGTTTATATTGATAATTAGCCCAAAAACTTTCTAGACTTAATGATACCCTAGTTGGTTTTAATCGATTACCATTTGAATCCATTCCCTCTGATGGTTTAGGTTCTACACCACCAGGAAATACATTTTCATAATGTCGTGTTAATGGCATTAATACTTCACTGGTAAAATAATAATTTTCATCTTCAAGTGCAAAACTGGTACTTATATTTCCTGCCAAACTAGGTTTCATATCCCTTCCCCTTTCCTCACCCTTTTTCACAATTTTCCAGAGATATTTCATGTGTTCATCGGTTAGTTTAACTTCTAACCAAGGATGTATCTGTTGAGGATATTGAACCCTTACCTCATTTAAATCAATCATTAACCTAACCCTGAATTAAATCTCATAAACTCAATTGCATTCTTAATTTGATACGTTCTATTCTGTATGACTTTAAGAATACTTTCCAAGTATACTAACATTGTATCATAATAATCAATTTTTAGCGACGTATTGGATAGTTTTTCATCGGCATCCAAATACTTTTGCATAGTATCCTTGTCCCTTATTTTCTTTGGAAAAGGATTTGCTACGTATACATCTGGGTCTGCTTTCCCACTAAAGTACTCATACCGTTCATGACGGATGTTTTTTCTTTGTTGCTCTGCTTTCTTTCTTAATAGAAAGATAGTATTATAAAGTTCAAAGTATTTTGCATGAAGAGAGGGGACGTTCAATGATTCTTCGTGTAGATTATCTCTATCG